GCAACTGCTGATAATGGAGTTGCAGCGTATGCAGATTGATAAGTGAACACGGTGTATGTTCTATCAGAGCGCATCAATGCAAACACTGTGTTATTGTATGCTGTATCGATTCTGAATACAGAACCAAACACAGTTAATGTAGTAAGAGTTGAGAGGAGTGGTGTGCGTGCATTAAATGCAAGTCCATCAAAAACTGATGATAGGGAAATCGTGTTGACTCCAGCGGCTGATAATACTGTGTGAGTAGGAGGTGGATTTCCTACAAGAGCTGCTGATAGTACATTTGAAGTGAAGTTGTAAAGTGCCATGTTAGTATTTAGTCTAATGCTCTGAAAAATTGTATTTTAAAAAAGAAGAACCCGGAGGCTCTTCGGCACCTCCGGGTTCGGTTTGATTTTTGTTTTACTTTCAGCCAGTAGCTTATTTATAACGAATTATAAATAAGTCGATACCGTGCCGGGAGTAAACGCATCACCAAGGTTCTTGACAATGATCAAGTGGTAGTAAAGATTTGCTCCGAAGATATTGTTTACAATACCGTAGCGGGTCATTAGACCAACACGGGGTGCAAAATCGTTCGGACCAATTGTTCTTTGAACCATGATCGGAATGTATGGGCAGTAAATGATACCAGTATCATAGTACTCAGAACCTTTATATCCAAGCAACGCATACTCAACCGATGTTGTACGGGTTGGAGTATATGGATTAGATCCATTTGTGTTGTATAGAGATTGATTCTGAACTTCTGTTCTGGTGTCACGATAAACGGTGAAGCGGCTTCCCACTGTACCTACCTTAGAAACTCCAACACCAGCGGTTGAAACGGTTCCAGTGATTTCAAAGGTCTTGAAGTCAGGAAGCATTTCGAGGATGGTGCAAACGCGAGGAGTTGCAATAATGAAATTGGCAGCGCCTCTACGGTTACGAGCGGCCATACGACCGGACTCGATTAGTAGCTTTTGGTAGAAAGTGATATTACGCTCAGCAGTCCAACGACCATCTGCACTTACAGGACTCCATACGGAGTAACCTGCTCCAAAACCACCATTCATGGCAGCTTGGATCATTCTAATGACAACTTCACGGTCGATTTCGGCTTGGATCTCATACGACATTGCGTTCGTAAGTTCACCATCGATATCGATACCTTGCATGTTCTTAAGGTCTTGCTCAAGCTCGACAGACCAGCGGGTAGCGAGTCTACGAGTTCCAGCTTCAACTGCGGTCTTTTCAAACTTCATCTCGATCTGAGGGATTTTACCTGTCAGTTCGTAGTTTTGTAGAAGTTCGGCAACACCACGGTCTTGATCAGCAAATGTCCATTCTGCATTACCAGAAAGAGCGCTTGCTGAAGAGCCTGTGAAACGTGTGTCAAGAAGTTGATAACCAAGTTCTGAACTGTATGGTGATGCACTGATACCATTGGTACCACTATAGCCTGTGCGTTGACCAAGTCCGCCTGCACCGCCTTGTGTTGAGTATCCATCAATACCACCATTGCTGAGGGTATCTGATTGATAAGCATAACGAAGTGCGAAAGCAAGACCAACTGGTCCACCCATAGGCTGCACACCAACAAGTTCGTTGGAAAGCAACTCTGGGAAAGTGCGTCGGATCATAGGAATGAGGATTTTAGGTAGTCTGCTATCTCCGGTGGCATAACCATCGGAATTAGGAATAGTACCCGGACCACCAGCGCCAGTAGCGCCGAAGATGCCAGAACTATTATTAGACTCCATACACCATTTCTCTTGGTTCTCAAGAAGCATAGCAGTTGTTCTGTAAGTGTGTTCATCGCGGATTTCTGGAACAGCATTGCTGCTGTAATCAAGAACCTTTGACCACTTTCTTACGAGTGCATCTGTTCTGCTTTCATTAACTTGTGAGGTTGGTTTATTCATATGTGACGTATTCTCTGTTTCTAGTTCAGGTCATTAAGACCTCATTGTTCTTGGTGGGAAATTATCTGGTTCCAAAAACCTTGCTGAGTTCACTGAGGTAGATGTCTCCACCGCTTGGCTCATTTGTATTTAGGTTTTCAGTTAGAATTTTTTCAGTTTTTGGAATAAAATCAACATTGGCACTCTTTTTCTTAGCATCTTCTGTGATATTCTTGATTTTTTCCTTTTCTTTCTTATCAAAGAGGCGGGAAACGTAATCAAAGTTTTCCTTGATGAATTCAAATGACTTGTCTTTAAGGGTCTTTCTGATGAAAGATTTCTTATCATCATCCATTGATGAGATCTTTTCTTCGATCAATGAGTTGACACGAACATTGTTGTAGCTTTCGCTGAGTTGCTTCATCTTGTTCTTAAGTTCAGTGTTCTCTTCTTGAAGAGAAGTGATCTGGGACTTGCCATCGAGAACTGCTTCTTGAATGGATTCATTCATCATAACAGAACCGACTGAGAGAACATTGCGAAGTTTTCCAAGAACGCTCATAGCGGACTTGTTCTTAACAGCTGTTGCTAGATCTTCAGTTGAAACAGACTCTTCTAGGAACTCATCGAGATATACACTAACAGCGCCAACTAATTGTTGCTTGTATTGAGTTGCATCTTCATTGAGAGTTCTTTCATACTTCTTAACAACCTTCAGCAACTTCTGTGCGCGGTCTTGATCAACAGCTTCAACGATCTTTTTCATCTTCGCGGTGTGATCCTTGTCAATTGTCTTGATGAGAGTGTCTAATTTCTTAGCATACAATTCATCTTGAGCAATCAATGCAGATTCTGTTGCAAGATTGACTTTGGTGTCGAAGGCTTCTTGAATTGCATCCAGTGAGGATTCGCTGAATACTTCAACCGCATCTTTGTTTAATAAATCTTTGATTTTCATGTGTTAAAATAAAGGTGTTGCCAATTCCTTTTCAATTCTTTCTTGAAGTTTTGAATTAAGAATGCTTGTTAAGTATTTACTCGCGTCGTCATATTTTTTCTCTAAAATACAATCTATGAATAAAGAGATGTTTGATTCAGTGAGTGGTTTTTTCTTTTTTCTTGTCGGAGTCTTCTTAGCCGCTTTCTTAGCAGCTTTTTTAGCGGCTTTCTTAGGCTTCTTCTTTAGAAATTTATCAATCTCTTTTTCAGGCATTTCCTTCGCAACTTTTTTAGCAGCGCCGGATACCTTAGAGCTTCCTTTTTTGGCACCCTTGACGGCACCAAAGAATTTACGTTGTTTTTCGCTTTTGGATGGCATAATTTTATTTAACTTAGCGCGTTAATAAATTTAAGAATTTGTTCTTTTAGATAGCCATCCATATTTTTTCTTGGAAGCTTTGATATGGTTTTTTCAAAGTTTTCGTAAATTTCTTCGTAATGCCCATCTGCTGCAACCACCCACTGTTTGGATTCCAAGATTCCATTGACAAATGCTTTTGGGAAAGATGGATCTGCTACAGCATCAACCGCAACCAATCTCATGTTTTTAACAACATTGTGTGTGGATTCTTCGTGTAAACTTCCTAATGCGCGAGTGGACATTCCAACCTTCACACCATCATTGATCAGAGATCTTAATAGCTGACCGAGAGGAGTTGACAATACTTTAGACTTGCCATAAAATGTATCTCCGTCTTCTCTCAATTCTGTTACCAAGTGACAAGCTCTTTCCAAGTTAACTTCCGCGCTGCTGGGGTGATTAAGTTCTCCCATAGCTCTTCCCGGAATAACCATCTCTTCAATATAACGATTAACTTCGGCTCTTGTATCATCTAGATTATAGAGTCTTTTGTTTTTATTGATTTGATTACATCCAATAAACGGACCCTTTACATAGAGTGAATTTCCTTTTTTTAGATTATCTTGTTCTTCAATGATTTCGAATCTTTCCAGAAGATCTGGATTTTCCGAGATTAATCGCAATTTTAATGACATGTATTTATTTACTTAAAAGGATGGTGAAATATAGTTTTATTTATCCTTCGATTGGTTCGTCCACTATAACTTCTTCTTCAGGTTCTGGTTCGTCCACTATAACTTCTTCTTCAGGTTCTGGTTCGTCCACTATAACTTCTTCTTCAGGTTCTGGTT